GGCTTTATATTCTGTACCACAAACAATAATCCGGGTATACCCGTGACTGCTAGAACATCCGGCTAAACACCCGACTTGAGCGCGGCTACCGACAGCTTTCAACCACGTAAAATCTCCCGTCTCCGGGGCGTAGTGCAGAACTTCTTTTAGCTTGGTTTGTGTAAGCATAGTCTTAGCTCAGTGTACTGCCGCCAGCGGCGGGGATGGTAGTTGCGTAAATTCTTGTATTCTGGCGCAAATTTAATGTTTCCCCGCAGTCTGCACAAGTATCGGCAGTTAGCTCCGCTTCGTCAAGATCGTATCCGCAACTACCGCATACCACTTCAACTTCGTGCTTTGGGTCAATGCTATCGCCGTTATTTGCGGCTTCGTTTATTGTTTTCATGCTGCTATATCCGTCCACGTAGGGGTTTGACTAATGGGGGCAATGTCTACCCAATTTGGGTCACCGCCCGGAACTATTTGACTCCAAACTAATACTGTTCCGACTTGGCCTGTGGCCTGTACGCCAACGGCGTTTACTATGGCAGAGCCTGTTTCTTCGGTCTCGCCTAATGCTGTAGTGCCTTGAACGCCTGTGACATCGACGTTCTGTTGCAGTAGAACCGTAATGTTGCCCAGTGTTGCTGTGGCTTGTAGACCACTCGCATTGAGGGACGAATCCCCTACTATTGCTACATTGCCCGCTGTACTTGTAGCCGAGACACCTGTAACTAAAACATTGGTGGTTGTTACGGGGCCTGCAACCCCTAAAGCCGTAGTACCTGCAACCCCAGTAACAGAGAAGATTGCGTTACCAACTACAGTTGCTGTGCCTACCTCACCAGTAGCTGCGTTACCAAGAGCGTTTATCGCTCCATCGGCGTTTACTGCAATGTTGCCCAGTGCCGCTGTGGCTTGTACACCGGTAACCGAGACTCCTGTGCCTTCTTGGACTGTAACCGAGCCTAGTTCGCCTGTGGCCTGTATGCCTAGAGACTGACCCCAAGAGCCTTGCCCCCAAGCACCGCGACCCCAACCGCCTAGCTCTACGGTAATGTCCCAACGAGTGTAACCAACTTCACCTGTGGCGCTAAGCCCTGTAACCGAAACACTTTGGCTAATTATAGCTTCAGCAGTCCCTAACGCCGTGGTTCCTGCAACCCCTGTGACTGCGACAACTGCGTTGCCTACTACGCCTACGGTTCCTAGTTCACCTGTAGCAACCGGCAGGGCATTACCTTCGCCCCACGAATCCGTCCCCCAAGTGCTGAATCCCCAACCGGAGAGTGGGACCGTAACGTCAGCCATTTACTAGGCAATCCGAATAATCGCGTTGCTCGCGTCAGCCGCAGGGAAGACAATAGTAAAATCTCCCGCAGTTGAGGTTTTATCCGAACCAAAATCTAGTACTGCTACCGCAGGATTAGTGCCACCGTTTGCCAAATAAATAAGCGCTCCACGAGCAGTAATAGTTGCGGTAGAGAACGTCAGGTCAGCAAAGTCTAAGAACGCCGTAGTGCCGCTCGAAGCAGGGTTTGCTGAGATAGTCAGCGTGCCGCCGCCTGCACTGTAGCCGGTGCCTGAGACTTCGTTTGTCGCTGAATACGCAGTAGTAGTCGCATCTAGCGTAGCTGACGACGTGTACAAGGCCAGTTTAAAGACCTGTGATGTGCCGCTGCTAAAGTCAAAAGTTCCGTCAAGAATATCGACTTTGAATGATGTTGCCATAGCCTGTGTAATAGCCATTTGTGTTTCCTCTTAAATTAACGCGGTTCTATTCTAAGTTGACCAGAGCGGTACATATCTTCCCGCATCTTTCCGTCGCCCAAGTTCTTCAATAACGCTATAGCGTCGACATACATCTGTTGATATAGGGCTACCATATCAGGTTCACCCTTAATAAAGCGTATTGCTTCGACCAAAGCCCCATTTAACAACGCAGAATCAAACTCCTCGCCAAGCCACGTAGTACCAGCAGTCACAATAGTCTGAGGGTAGTAGCCGTAATGTAACTCTACCTCGTAGGCTGCATCAGGTGTTGGGCCTATGATAAACGCAGTATCGTCAAAGATTCCGTAGTGTACGGGCGTACCTGTACTTGTTGGTCCGGGGTACGCCTCACGAATGAAGTTAACGTCTTTATTCAACAAGTACGTGTAGTTACCTTGAGCATCAATAACCGCCAAAGAAAACGTATACAAGAAATCTGTCGGGTATATCAGGTACTTATTACCTATACTTAAGTTACCCGTCTGGTTTCGACGTAACGCAGGAATCTGAACAGTGTTGTATATCTTTTGTTCAGCCTGTTGAGTAAACATAGCAAGTTGATCGTCCGTAAACGACTGCTCGCAAATGTCCTCAATGTTTGTCTTTAGCTCGGTGTAATTCACCTGCTACTCCTTAAGCCATTGGGCCTCGGGCCATAGTGCCTTTAGTAGCTGCACCTACGCCTCGAACTTTAATACCGCTAGTCTTCATGTCTTTAGGCGGTTGGTTGCACGTATCTACTTTGTACATTGTAGGCTCATTCGGAAACTCGATGACCTTGGGTACTTTTACGTTTGACCTAGCTTTATTTTTCATTCCTGTCTCCTAGCTTATGGTTACTGTAACTTGCCCTACAGCACCTACGGCTTCCAAATTGTCTGGTGTAAGTCCAAAAGGGTCGGTTAATCCTACCGGGTCCCACCCCCACTGAATGTCTCTGCTTGCTACTAATTCTGCTGAATCAGGTCTTGGGTTACGTATAGCTTGGGGGTCTTCAACTGGAAACTCCCCTAACCTGTTTTGTGGCTGATCTGGATTCCAACATTCAGGACAAGCCCTAATGTTAGTTTTATTTCCCTTAACAATCAGCTCTTTAAGTTCGCGTAGCTTGTACTGAAACCCACATACATCGCATATAGCAATTGCCTTTTGCCCAGACGCATACTTGTAGCTCATGTCTACCTCACGCCATGTATACGCGGCACTAAGCTAAGCGTTGCTTTCTCTCTATCTTCACCCGCTGCTAACTCAAACTGACGCTCATATTCGCCCTGTAGCATAGGTATTCTAGGCATCAGTTCTGGGTCTTTCTGCGCTATATAATACGCAAGCCCTGCAACGAGGCAGGGCAAGAAACGGAAATTAACGTCGGCAGTATTAACGCCTGTTCCTGAATCCTGTATTCGGCGCATACGCCAGTACTTAAGCACGTAGTAAGGCACACCTACCGGCCCTTGGTCCGGCACAGGCCACACAGTAACCGAGGGGTTAGCTTGCCCACGGTCCACATAAAGTTGTATAGGGCGGCCCTGAGAGAGCTTATTAGGGATACTTGAATAGGTAGAGACGCTGATACGCGTGATGTTTAGATCAGACTGAGTAGTTACGCTACCGTCGCCTGTGCGTACAACGTGCTCTAAGAGGTCTATTGTGTCGGCAGGCAGCGCGTATGTGGCTGTACCCGCTACGAGGTTTAGTGTGCCTTCCTCGATAGTCCACATGTTGATGCCACGGTTCTGCCACTCAATAGTCAACAAATTCATAGACCTACGAGCAGTTCGCAGATCATAACCAGAACGCATTTCTCTACCGGCACGCTCCCACGCTTCTTCCGCAATCTCGGTGAAGTCCATGTTGAATGTAGCTGTGCCAGATGTCGCCATTATTTGCCCCAACTTTCCCGCGCTTTCTTCTGCGCAGTTTTAGATAAATCTTTGTAATGAAATAACTTTGCGGACTTAGCTGACATCGTTTTACCTGTCATTATAGTCCCGTCGGGGTGTTTATGCGTGCCCCCTCGGTGCGTTTTACCGTCTTTAAAATAGTGGTTTACACCCTTAGCCATTATTTCTTTTTCCTTTTCAAAGGTTTAACCCTTTTGGGTTTCCCTGCCGGTTGCCCTAGACGCTTCTTCTGCGCTATACGGGACTTCTTCTCTGCCGCTGTCATCTCACCAGAGGTCTTAGGCGTTTTACTAGAGACTCGCTTTGTTGGTCTACAGTACGGGGTTCCCCGCTTATCGCCCTTTTTACGCCCACAAGCCTTGCCTGTCTTGACGTCTTTCCAGTCCTCTTTGAACCAGCGCTTTAGGGCTTTGCCCTTTTCCGTCTTACGAACGGCCACTGGCTTTCTTCTTTCGGCACTTGGCTATGGCACCCGAGGCGTACGCAGAAGGAAAGACTTTATAGGATGCCTTCACCTTGCGGTAACAGTCGTCTTTTACCGTACCACCCTTCTTAAACGCTACGGGCTTCATTTTACCCATACCCCGGCACTTCATCATCGCAGTTCTCCTTAGCGCATCTTGCAGGGTCTACCGCCCCGCGCCATACCGTAGCCACGGATTTTGCCGCCCTTATTGTACTTCATGACCGAACCGCCCATGTTCATCTTGCCTACGCCGTCAGCCGCGTAAAATGGGACTTTCTCACCGCCCTTCTCTACCATCGGTAGGGGGCCACCCATGTTGTACTTCATAACTTTTTTATCCGCTTTCATGTAATCTTCTCCT